AGCTCGGCGAGTTTTCGGCCGAAGCCAAACCCTACGCGGCGGCGCTCGAGCAGGACAAGCTGTTCGAGGAAGTCAAAAAAGTGGCCCACGTCGCGGGGATCCCGGCGAAGGCTTTTGGCGCGTTCGTGCCGGCCGTGTTCGACGCCTTCGTGAAGGCCGGGGCGCTCGAACAGCCGATCGACTACGAAGCGGAAAAGGTCAAGCTGACGCCAAACGACGCAAAGCACCTGGATCAGGCCGGCCAGGCCGCGGCGGTGGCGAAGCGCGTCGAGGGGAATATCGCGTTCATTCAAGCCATGCAGACCCGCGGGCTCGAAGAACCGGCGGCCAAGCTACTCCTGGCGGCGCTGCCCGACAGCTACGCCGGCAACGCGGCGATCGAGTTTTTCAAGCGGCAAATGGGCGAAGTGCAGCCGGCGACGGCGGCCGGCTCGCCGCCCGGCGCGGTCAACGCGGCGGATTTCGACAAGCACCTGGCGAAGCCCGAGTCCGACAGCAACCACCCGGCGCACCGGGCCTGGCAGGCCGAGCGGACGGCGCTGGCCAAGCGGATTTGGGGCGAGGCCCCGGTCGGTTAACCCGGCCAGGGCTCGCGCATGATGCCAGGCAACCCGCGGGATGGACCCGCGCGGCCGCCTGGCGATCGGCGCTCCCAAGCGATGGACCCTAGCGGCGCGCGGCAATCGGCCCGGAGGCTAACCCCCTTCGAGAGGATTTCCCATGTCCATTCCCGTTTCCGCCTGGTTTCAAAACGCCTACATCAAAGGCGCGACCCACGTCCTGCAGTCCAAGGGCTGGATGCTCAAAGGCACGTTTCGCGAGCCTGACCGCATTCTCGGCAAGACCGTTTACTGGCGCGTCGCCGGCGCCGGCGTGGCGACGCCGCTCTCGGACGCCATCGAGCAGCTGACGCCGATGAATCTCGACCGATCCACCGTCAACGCGGCGCTGACCGATTGGCAGGCCGCGGACTGGATCAAGCACCCCGACATCAATTCCATGTCGGAGAACGAGCAGGAGGTCACGCAAAAGAGCGCGGCCATGGCGCTCGGCCGGAAATTCGATCGCCTGGTCATCGAAGCGCTCGACGCCGACACGGCGATTCCGACGATCGGCAACGGCTCGGCGGCCGTCTCGATTCTCGACGTGATGACCGCGGCCGGCCAAATCATGGGCTCGGGCTGGGTGGACGAGCTCGAGCTGTTCTGCCCGCTGCCGCAGATCATGTGGAACCAGCTGATGCTGTATCGCGAATTTTCGAGCTCGGACTATGTCGGGCCGGACTATCCGCTGACCAAAATGACGACGTCGAAAAAGTACGGCTTTGTGACCTACTTCCTGGTGCCGGACTCGACGCTCACTATTCCGGCGAGCAACCAGATCGACACGTACATGTGGGCGAAAAGCGCGCTCGGCTTTGCGACCAACTACGACATGCAGTCGCGGATCACGTGGGAGAACCTTTACACGGCCTATCTCGCGAACAACTGGATGCCTGGCGTGGCGAAACCGATCCTCGGCGGCGCGACCGGCGCAATCCGGCGTCTGCGCTTCGCCACCAACGTCGCGCTGGCGCGGCCGACGCCGTAAGCGCGTGCGCCTTCATCCCTCTTTTTTTTGGAGCTCAACATGGCACTTTCCTCTTCGGCCCTGACGAAATTCGGGGACTCGCAGGTGTCCGCCGGCGGCGTCAATAACATCTACTTCTATGCCTCGGCCGACGCCGACGCGACGATCGCCGCGGCGGGCTACTTCAATTCGGCTCGCGCACGCCTGCACAAGGGCGACGTGATCATTACGGCGGCCGTGCTCGGCGGCACGCCGACGTGCAAAATGTACGTGGTCACGGCGGCTCCGGCGACCGGCAACGTCACGGTTGCGGTCGGCTCGATGCCGTAAAATTTGTTGCGTGCGTAAACCGCGCCGCTTGCTCCCTCGGCGTCAACTCGGCGGCGCGGTCTTTTTCAGGGGATCACTATGTCATCGCTCGGCCTGCAGGCGACGGATGCGAACGCGGCGCGGATCCAGATCGCCAATGCGGCGCTGGCGAAGATCGGCTCGCGCGACCTGTCGGATTGGACAGAGGACACGGAGCGCGCCAGGGCCGTCGTCACGGGTTACGACACGGTGCTGCAGGCCGTGTTCGGCCATCCGCATCGCTGGCGGTTCGCGACCAAAACCTACAAATTAAATCGGCTCGCCGAGACGCCGCAAAACGGTTGGCGCTACGCTTACGGGCGGCCAGGCGACGCCATGGGCGAAGCCGTCCGCGTGCTGCGCGATCCGCGCGATCCGGCGCACCCGCTGCGCGAGTTCGCGTCCGAAGCGGGCGTGATCTATTGCAACCTGACGGACGTGTGGGCGGCCTACGTGGTCAACGTCGCGCCAAACCTGTGGCCTGGCAGTTTTCGCAACCTGGTCGTGACCGCGCTCGCCGCCGAGCTCGCGGTGCCGGAAGCGCAGGACACGAAGCTGCTCGAAAGTTTTACGATCATGGCCTGGGGCACGCCGCAGGAATTGCACATGGGCGGCCTGGCGCGCGTCGCGATCAACGCGGATATCTCGGGCGCGCCGGTCATGTCGACGCCGGTGGATCCTGATCCGCTGACCAGCGCACGCTTCACATGGTAGCGAAACCCGGCGCCATCCAATACTCGTTCAACGCCGGCGAGCTCGAACCCGGCGCAGCCGGCCGCGCCGACATCAAGCAGTATTACAGCGCGGCCAAAACCATGACCAACGCCGAGCCGCGGCCGCAGGGCGGGTTTCGCGTGCTGCCGCGCTCGCGCCTCGCCGGGTTCGTGCGCAATTATCTGATTGCCTGCCCCGGCACGCTCGGCGTGAACACGTTGCCGATTTCGGTGGTGACGACGATCGCGCAATTCAATCTGACGACCCCCGCCAACGTCACGGTCGTCGATATTGTTTTTTGGGCCAGCGTCGCGTCGCCCCAGATCGTGCAACTGCAATATGCGGACGGCGTGAATTGGGTGAATTGGGGCCAGCCCTTCGACGTCGGGCTCAACGCGCGCGTGCGCCGCTTTGCGGTCGCGCCGCACGACGGTTTGCCGCTCGTCTACGCCGTGCGCATGCAGATGAATTATGCGCCGGCCGCGCCGATCGCGTTCTCGGTGAGCGCGTTCAACGTCTATCGCGACAGCGGCGCGCTGCAGACCGCGGCGCGGCTCTTTCCGTTCACGGTGTCGCACACCGACGCCTATATGGCGATCGTGTCGCCGGCGTCGATCGATATTTTCAAAGCCTATACGTTCGTTGGCTCGACCGTCCCGGCGCACACCGAAGCGCAATTGCCCGACGTCAAGCGGACGCAGCGGCTCGAAACCATGTTGCTCTGGCACAAGGACGTGCCGACGCAGCGCCTGGTCCGCCAGCGCGCCGAATCGGAATGGAGCATCGAACCTGTGCCATGGACGAACGTCGCGGACGTCGATTACGGGTTGAGCTACGCGAAAACCAACGACATCTGGCACGTCGTGATGCAGGGCGACTCGCTGCTCAGTTCGCAGATCATGCTGTCGGTCAATGCGGAGGACACGGTCAGCGTCGGGATTTACGACGCCGGCGGCGGCGCGCCCGACCTGGCGCGGTTCATCACCGATATGACCGCGGCGCTGATCGCGCTGGCGCAGGTCGAGCCAGGGATTGCATTGGCGATCATCGGTTCGGCGACGACGGCGGGCCTGCCGCAATATTTAACGTTTCAAATCACGTTTTCCGGCGAAGGCAATTCCGGCGATCGCTTCGCGGTGTCGGGCCGCGCCACGGTCGGCACGATGGGCGTGACATGCAGCCATGTCGTGTTCGGCGACGCCGGCGGCGAACCTATCCAATCCGCGTCGCGCGGCTATCCGCAATGCGGCGTGTTCCACGAGGATCGGCTTTGGGAAGGCGCGTTTCGGTCCAAGCCTGGCGCGATGCTGGCGAGCGTCACCGGCGAGTATTTTGATCAGAACATCGAATTGCAAAGCGCGGAAGGCGCGATCCTCTTGAACATCGACCAGGATGGCGCGGACGAAATTCAGCACATGGTCAATTCGCGCTTCCTGACCATCTTCACGTCGTCCGGCGAATATTACATCTCGACGCGGCCGATCAGCCGCAACCAGCCCGTCAACATCGTGAGCTCGTCGCGCTACGGCTCGACGCGCAATATCACGCCGGCCGAGTCCGAAGGCTCGCTGCTCTATGTCGGGCAATCCAGGGCGATCATCTACGCCGCGGCCTATTCCGACGTCAGCCAGGTGATCGAAAGCCAGCCGATTTCGCTGCTCGCGTCGCACCTGGTCCAGGGCGTGAAGGCGGCGGCGATCCAGCGGAGCTCGGTGTCAACGCAAGCCGATCGGTTTTGGATGGCGCGCGACAATGGCGAGGCCTCGGCGGCGATCCTGATCCGCGGCCAGGACGTCGCCGCGTTCGTGCGCTGGAAAACCGACGGCTTTGTCAGCGACGTCGCCGTGGACGGCCAAAATCGCGTCTGCATGCTGATCTATCGGGCGATCAACGGGCAATCGGTCCTCACTTACGAAATCCTTGAGGACGGGCTTTTTCTCGACCAGGCGCGAACCATCACGACGGCCGGGGCCGGCAACCAGGTGAGCGGCCTGGCGCCCTATTTCGAGGGCGCAATGGTGCATGCGATCGCCGACGGCTACGCCTGCGGGCCGTTCTTCGTCCAGGGCGGGACGATCACGCTGCCGTTTTCGGTCGCGGCCGGATCAAGCGTGACGATCGGCCGATGGACGCCGCCGATCGTGGAAACCCTGTCGCCGGCGCGGCTCGTCGCCGAGCGCACCCAGGTCAAGCGGCCGATCCGCGTCTACGCCGTGCGCGGCGAGCTCAACGGGACGCAGTCGCTCGCCATCGCCGCCAACGGCGGGCCGATCGAGGACGTCTCTATGGTGCGCCTCGGCGAAATCATTCCGCCGTTTGTGGATAAGCCGATCGTGCCGCGAACCGGGCCGTTCGAGAAAACCGGCATGCGCGGCTATTCCGACGCCGGCACCGTCACCTTCACGCAGCTGTGGCCCGGCGCCTTCGATATGCGCGATATCACCGTGGAAGCGAGGACGTAAATGGAGCTCGCAGCCGCCGCCCTGACATCGATCGCCGGCGCGATCGGATCGGTATTCGCCACCGGGGCCGGCGCCGCCGGCGCGGGCGCAGCCACGGCATTGCTCGGCGAGGCAATGGGCACCGCGGCGGCCGCGGTTCCAGCGGCGGCCACGGCCGCGTCGGGGCTTTCGTCGGCGTTCGGCGTCGGCTCGGTGCTGACCGGGATCCTGTCCGGCGGCGCGTCGATCGCCGGCATGCTCGGCGCGCAGGCCGGGGCCGCGGAGAAGGCGAACGCCTACAACCTGGCGGCCGAAGATACGCTCGCCGAAATCCCCATGGCGCAACTCGCGGGCCAGGAGCGGCGCACCTCGATGCGGGCCGCCATGCTGCAGGCGATCGGCGAGCGCGACGTCGCATTCGCCGCGTCCGGCACCGATATCAGTTTCGGAACGCCGACGCTGGCGCGCGACGAAGCGCAGAGCGAAGCCGAGCGCGCGTTTACGATCGATCTCGGCACCGAACAGGCGAAAGTCGCCAGGATGAAGGAACGCGCCACCAATCTACGCCTGCAGGCGGGATCGGCGAAGCAAGTCGGCTTTCTGCAATCGCTCGGG